TTGTACCGTATGTACCTTTATGAACTGTTTTACCTTCTGCCTCGTTCAACTGGTCAAGTTGTGATATTAAACTTTTGAAATCCATTTTATGTTCCTTTTATTTAGATGCACTTGCGCCAGTTTGTGGCTTAGGTGGACGTTTGATTGTACTCATTGGGCTCTTATCACCCATTTGCTTGTCATCCAAGTAAGGCTTGAATGGATCGAATGCGTCAGGTGTTTTTGCACCTGCGTAAGGGGTATCAATTTTTGATCCCTTCGATTGGTCTTTAATACTCTTTAAGTATGAATCGCCGTAATTTTTGCTTGCTTCTTTAGCACCAGGTTGTTCTTCTAATTCTGTATGTAATAGTAATGGATTATGACTCATCTCATTAGCATATCCTGCATTCTCGCTATTGATACTATCATCAAAGTCACTTGAAATAACTCTAACCATATCAACCTGATAACCTAGTAGTTGTGCAATTTGCTGAATCATTGGCTCTGTCGCTGGATAGCGAAAATCTGCTTTGATGATAGTAACAGACTGATTACTCAAGTTAGGAAATCCATACGGATCCTTTTGAATAGGAGTCTTTACTGGATCACTAATTCTGATAGGATCAAATTTATTAAGATTGTACTTAAACAAATCTATAAAGTTCTTATCCACATCGCCAGCAATTTTGATAGTGTAATTGTAAGTATGTACACTTTCTGTTATATAATGTTTGAGGCTTTTCATTTCTTATTCCTGTATTCTGTATTTATCATTTATCTATTGTTTTAGTTGCCAACATCTTAAGCAACTCATTACGGTCTAATGTCTTGCCCTCGCCTAATGGGGTAGCATTTATTTCTTCTTCTTTGCCTGCTGTTTTTTGGTCTAGTTGTGCTTTTTTAAGCTGTAAATCAAGCATTTTAAGCTTCTTATTGATTTTAGCTGTCTTTGATGTAATAGCGTGTCCTAAGAAACTACTAGCACTATTAAAGATTTCACTAGCAAAACGACTATCAACCTGCATACCCAAATCCATTAAATCTTTATAACTATCTGTTGCTAATCTAGCAAGCTCATCCATCTCTGTATCACTTGCTTCTAGTCCCCTAACTTGCGGCAATGCGGCCTCAATCTTATCTAATGCCTCTGCTGTATCTGTTGTGATTTCTTCCATAGTTTCGGGTAAAGAAATAGTGATACCTCTATCATTATTTTCTGGAAGCTCAAATAAATCTTCTAATTTTTTTGTCATAAAAGTATTTATTTACTTACGTGAACCGTTTCTAAAAAGGTCATCTTCAGTAATAACTCTAAACGTGTAACCTTGTTGTTTACAGAAAGCCATAGCAGCCTGCCATTTAGCGTGATTGATTGCTACAACCATTCTGTCTTTGGCACTAGCAACTTTACTCTCAATAAGACTTTGTTTTTTTGGTTTAATCTCTACTACTTCTGCTATCTGTTTACCATACTTGTTTTGATACACTACAAAGAAGTCAGGAATGTATATGGTTGGTTTACCTGTAAATGGATGACGATAGGGTACACTGAATGATTCGCTAGCCCAATACAATACACTTTTATTACTATCACAGAACGTCATAAAAGTAAGTTCCCAACCACTGCGATATCTAGGCGTATGTTTGCCTACATATTTTGCTGGGTTCTTGGGAATATATGTACCCTGTGCATACTTAGCCATTAAAGAACTATATTTCTAGCTACAGGCTGATTAGGTTGAGGTACAGTACCTATACCGTACAATGCTGTTTTACTTTTAAAACTGTTAAGATAATATGTTATAACAGTATTCATTTCAAGTTTGTTGTTAAGACCTCTGATATAATTTAATAAATCTAATACAGGCACTTGTGTTTGCTGAGATATTCTAAATAAATGTGCTGTGAAATTATCAGCTATTTGGTTTGTGTCACATACTGATACAAAATAACCATGGACAATATCATACTCATTACCATTGACTACTAAGTCAAATGCATAAAAGTCGTCAAATATTCTTACTGTTGAATCGAGTTGAGTTCGTGCGTCAAGTATTCTAGCCATGTATAAATCTCCTAAAAGTATTTATACATTTAACCTTGACCTGTTTGTTTGCCGGCTGTTGCTGTTCCAATCAGTTGCGGAAATGCTAATACATTGGGAGTAGGACTTCCTGCACTTGCAATACCTGCAGGTGTTACACTGTATCCAGGATAGTATGTAGTACTTCTAACTGTTCCGGGTAGTGCCTGTGCTATTGATTGCGTGAGAATACCGTTAATATCACCTTTTGCAACTTGTTTTAGATTTGTATTCTTAAATGTATTATATGTTGTACCTGCAGTTAGTGCGGCAGATAAGAAATTTCCATCGTTTAAATCTTTTGTGAACCCACCGAGTGCATCTACTAAACCACCTTGACCTAGAATAGTTTGATTAGAACCCAATCTTGCAATAGGACTACGTGTTTTATCATAGTTTGCATTGTCGCCAAATCCTGGTACAGTATTACCCGGTGTTTTACCATCTAGTGCACCTTCGGAATATTTCACTGTTTCATAGTCAACTGTCATTTGATTTGTCATAGTACCATTACCCTGTGAATAATCATATGTATCGTGACCAAAGCGTGTAATAATAGGATTTATCAATGTATATAATACAAAGTTGTGTTGATTAAAACCATATATCTGTATATTTTTAAAGAACGGTATCTTACTAGTACCCTGTGATGAATTGCTTAATGTTTGTGATGGACTAGTAGTATCACCTATGTAACCCCAATCTTCATCTCCGTAGATTGAATTTTGATAGATATTGCGTGAGTTATAGTCTGCTGATAGATTTAATGGTGCATTTGTTGGTTGTTGAGGACCTACACGACCTGCTGTAATTGAAATTGGTTTAGTTGCATCTTTGTAATAGTAGGTATAATAGTTATACCACATATTACGAATGCTATTACCATTGTCATCATGAAATGAAATTTCTATTGGATCATATTTAATTTTTGTTTGAACAATACGTTTACGATTGTATTGATTCATTGTGTGAGTATCAAAAGTATATGAAGGTAATTTTACTGTTTTAACTTCTAGACCAAAATTAGTTCCATCAGATAAACCCACTGAATACACAGCCGGGTTTATTTCAAAATATACGTGGAATAAAAACTTAAATTTAGGTGCACGCTGGTATGCATTGGGCACAAACGTCTTACTAGCGTGATAATAATCACGCAGGTAGTCATTGCCAAAGAATCCAGCGGCAGTGCCTTTTAATAAGTCTTGAAAAAATCCAGCCATTTAGTTAGGCCTATGTTTCAATTAAGCTTGACCAGCACCAATACCAGTAACAATAGAACCGCCTAGAACTCGACCGAATACCGCGCCTACGCCAGTAGCAGTTGTTGTATTACCTGGAGTTGAAGCCTGAACAGCATTATCATAGCGAATTGTTAACGCAATTGTTACTACTTCATTTGTGCCATAATTTAATGCACCATAATTAGCTGTTTTTAAATAGCAACCATAGCATTCCCAAGCTTCTAGTATTACTGGAACACTAGTACCGTTACCACCGTCTAATATTTCAATATTTGTTTGGAACTTATAATCTTGACCAGTAGCAGCCGATGCCTGCTCAACCATATCCAATTGCTTTTGAATTTGTTGACCAACCAACTTAGAGACATTACCCTGAGCATCATCTCTGATATTGACTGTCAATTCATTCCAACTATGTTTACCTGCCAAATATAATGTTGAATTATAAATTGGTATAGTAATTTCTTCAAAATTAATCTGTGGTCTGTTTATATCCATTACTTGTTTTGTCAATTCAACCGTGCTTCCGCCTGTACCAATATTCAGAAAGTTAACTCTGAAACGATATTGTAGTTTGGGCATCAATAAACCCTGGTTTCCACCAGCGTTGTCTGACGCTACTGTCATGTTGAATAATGATTCTGAGGCTATAGCCATTTTTTTCTCCTGTTATTAATATTTATCTTTACAAATTGATACCCTTTCGGGGTATCAATTATGCACCTGATATTTCACCGGTGTTTAGAACACGAACTGGGATGTAAATGAATTCAGCCGCTTTTACTGGCTCAATTGCAACATCTACCCATAATTCGTTTCTATCAATTCTTGCTGGAGTGTTATTACTGTCATCACATTGAACAAGATAATCATAGATACCACGTTTAGCAACTAGATCAACCATCAATGTTTGAATAACGCCTGCAATACTACTACGTGTTATCGTGTCATTAGGTTCGAATACAAACGGTCTTGCTGCCAACGTTAATTGACGGCGAACATAATTTACTAATCGTGCAACGTTAGTTCTGTCTAATGCACTTTGTGAATTAAAACTGTTTTTGTTACCATAGTTCAACAAGCCAACCCCAGTGAAGAACACTAATGGATTGATTTGATTGATATACAATACATCACGTATACCCAATCGTGTTTTGATTGCTACAAATTCACCAGTAGTACGATCTAAGTAACCAATGTTCAATGCATTGTCAATATTACCACGACGAGTACCGGCTGCCGCTAACCAAGGATAAGCAACTGTATCGTTACGTAAGAATGTACGCAACATCATATGTGATGCCGGAACAACAACTTCATTACCTGACAAGTCATTTGTAATTCCACTTGGATAGAATAGACCCAAGTAAGTATTACGTGTAACCAAACCAGTTTCACCGGTTGAAGTTGCACCTGCATCGTTATTAGCCCAAGCTTGAATTTCAGTTGCACCATCAATTAACCCTAATGGTGTATCACCTATAATATAAGCTGTCTCACCACGGTCAGCATTCAATACAACCATGTTAGGTTGTAATTCTGGATAGTTAGGAGTAGCCATCAAGTTGAAGTAGTTATCTTCGTCACGAATGTCTGTGTTTGTATCAAGTGCTGAACGTAATGATTGAACAACCATAGCACGTTGAGCGGCACGCCCCATATAAGGTGAACCGTTTGCAGTGTTGCCACTTACTGTTACCCAAGATGCTGTCTCTGTTGGGTAGCTTGCTTCATCAGGGAAGTTAGCTGGTGTAAAGTAGTTGCTACGATATTGTTTAACATTATAACCTGAACGGCGTGTGTTGAATAACAACATACCTTGTGGATACAGTGTTGGATTAGGAGCATCTAAATCTAAATAATTGCTTGTTAACAAACTAGTGATTGTTGGGATAGGATCATCAGTAATACTTGTAGTGCCATTTGTTGCCCAACGTGCGTCTTGGAATAAAACACCAGTAGAACCAGTTTGGTCAGTATTATTAATCAATACCCACATATCTTCACCGTTAACTGCTTGCCAACGACTGATTACTGGATATAATTCTAAGTCACTTGTATCAATCCATAAGTCACCGTATGCTAATACAGTACCATCACTTTGTGTTGTAGGTGCTGTTGCCGCTATAATAGGACCATTAGGATCAGTTGTATTTGTTCCGGTTGAAGCAGGAGCACCGGTAGTATCATAGCTAGTATTCTGATAACCAATCCATGCACCACCTTTTTGAACCATAATATCAACTTGGTCAACTACAGACCAGAACCAGTTAGTATTATTAACTGGCTCAGTTACTGGAGCACCCTCGTTTGCAGTGTACGTGAATTCAACCCAGTTACTTAATTGAGTTCTGAATTCAATAGGGGCAACACCCGATACATAAGTTACTGCTGTTGCAGGTCCGGTTGCACCACCACCTGAAATAGTAGTAACTTGAACAACTAAATCGTTAGTTGGTGTTGCACCACCAAACACTGTACCAGAAATTGTTACAGTATCACCTACAGCATATCCACTGCCACCTGCAGTCACACCATCACCGTTTAAAATGTAAGCACCGTATGTTGATTGTGCTTGAAATGTCGCGGCAGAACCAATACCATCAGTAGAAAGTTGAGGTATAGCAGTAAAATTTACAAACACTGTTGGACCATACTTAACACCTATTGTTGTCCCGATTATAAAACCAGCTTCTGTAATAATGCCATTCGATACACCTGTTGATACAAATGATGAATCTACTGTATCGGACATAACAATTTCACCACCCTCAGTATGAGTCAATTGAATAGAACCCTCAGTTGTTACTGTTGCAGTTGTGTAGGGTATGCCAGCGGCGTACCAAGCTGTTACAAAATCAGTAGCGTCACTGTTGTCAGCAAGAGTGAATTGATATGCTGAACTTAATGAACTACTTCCAGGAACGCTAACATAAACGTTCATATAATATGGGCCTGCTGTGAAATCAGGAGTTGTGTTACTACCTGTTACCACAGTAGCACCGGTTACAATTCTCTCCCAGAAATATACCGGAGCAGTAGATTTAGTACCATTGAAATTGTATTGACCATAGATTGTTCCTGCAGGAACAGCTTGTCCACCTGTCGCATCTAATGCTTCAGTTGCAGCCATATCAGAAGTAGCTAATGATATATTTTTTGCAATCCATGATGCGGTAGCAGTACTATATCTAGACATAACAGGGGCTAAACCATTGCCGGC